CTCACGCCCAGGGGTACGACTGGGCGTGGCGACGGGTCCGCGCTCGCTATGTCGACGAACATCCGCTTTGCGAGGACTGTCTCGAACTAGACCGCGTGACGCCCGTCGACGAGGTCGACCACGTCATCCCGTTGCAAGAGGGCGGAGGCAGGCTCGACCCGGCCAACCTACGCTCGCTCTGTCGCAAGCACCACGCCACGAAAACAAAGCGCGACCAGGCACGTCGCCGGGGAGCGCAGGCTTAGCGACCTTTCAGCGCCGTAAGACGAGCACGCACGCCCCCAGTGCTCGTACGACGCCCTCCGGCCTCCCAAGGGGGGGTACGGGGTCGATTTGCCCAAGGCCTTGTCGTGCGAGGGCTCCGCCGTCTCCCAACCCCGCCCGCGCATCAGAAAAAAAAGACCCCACGAATCTATACACTGTGCACACGATGACGATCACGTGCGGGAAATGTGCGGCCGAGCGGCGAGGAGGAGAGCTGATATGTCCGGCTTGTGGATCCACTGCAAGGCATCCGAAAGACACAGTTGCGTCTAGAGACAGGCAGTCCAGCGAAGCCCCGGGGAACTGGACTCGAAATCAAGTCTCCGCTGCTATTCAGACCTTCTTCGTAGCTGCGACCGCCATCTGCGGGGGATCGCTGTGGCTCTATAGGCAGTACTTTCCCGCCCAGCAGGCAGTTCAAGTTGAAGTTGTGAGCAGTGAGGATTTCGAACTACTCCGGCGACGGGAGGCAGATGCGGAGGAGCGGCTCAATAGGGTGAAGCAGGAGGAAAACAAGAGACGAGAGGCGTTGGAGCAGGAGCTCACAGCCGTCAGGACAAAGCTACAACACGCCAGGTCCGAGAATTGGCTTGAACGTTACTCCAGGCCCAGCAACGACGGCGAGCGACCCTATCCTCTATCGATCCTCTGGGTCGTGATACCCGTGATTGCCGTGTGCGCAAGTCTCCTGCTCAAGCGCATGAGCGACCCCCCGCGCACAAGGACGTGGCGCATTCTGGATCTCGCCAACGAGGTCCGCTTTGCTGTCATCGTGATCTTTTTGTGGCATGCTCCGCATTCTTTCTTCGAGGTTCTCCTCTTTGTCAGTGCCTTGCTTGCCAGCGGCTTCACGGCAACGTTGTACCGGAAAAGTATTGCGCTAGGCTTGGATTCTGAGCCACATCGTCAAGTCATGGAGCTGAGGGTATCCGAATTCGTAGTGTGGATGCTAATGCTGTTGATCATCAGCATCTAGCCCAGCAGTTTGTCGATCCCATCGTCCGTCTCACCAGTCTTGTCGCCGCGCGCCCCGGGAGTCTTGTTGGTGTCGATGCGCTCCCAGTCGTAGGGCGTGAGCCCGTAGCGGACGCAGAGGCGTTCGAAGCTACGGCGTGCGTCGTTGAGCGCCTGCACCGCCGGGTGCTTCTTCATCTCGCCGCCACGGCCTTTGACTGCGACTCCCTCTTTCTGAAGCGTCTTGCGGTGCTGGAGGATCTCGCACCAGTACTGAGCGAGCTGCTCCAGCCCGAAGACGTGGATCTCTTCCAGGCCGACGCCGGACTTTAGCAGCCGGGATTCCATCGCGCGGTAGACGGCGCGCTCCTCTTCGGAGGTCAGCGAGGAGAGTTGATCGAGCGGCGTGATCGCCAGCAGCGGCCGTTCCTCGCGCTGCTTCTTCTTCGAGCGACCGCCGTCGATCACGTCGAGAGCACGGGGTTTGCGGGGAGTGGGCACTATACGATCCCCGCGTTGATGGGAGTCTTGGGCTGGAACTCCACGTGGATATGGCTCCCTTCCGAGATCACGTCGAAGTCGTCGCCGAGGGCCTGGCCGAGGGCGTCGGCATAGTCGGCCACCGGGACCCTCAAACCGCGAGCCGAGATGTCGAACGCCTGCCCGGCGTAGTGAAGCGAGCCGCGGCTGTGCCTGCCCTCGGCACCCGAGGACATCTCCCAAGTCGACTCGGGCGAGAGGTCCTCGAGCACGAACATCGAGAGCGTTGCGGCAAAGAGCGTCTCCGGTCGCAGGCCAGCGATGCGGGCTCCGCGCTGACCGGGCTTGATGCGGGTCTCCATGCGGAAGAGACTGCCACGAGTTCGGTTGCGGTGTCCCTGTGTTGGGGCGTGTGCCCTCTCCCCGAAGCGGAGAGGGACTTCAAGGCCCTGCCAAGTCTCCCCGTACTATCTGCTTCGGTTGCCCCCGGGGTGGCCCCTATCGGCGTTTGGTTCTATCCGAGGCCTAGGCCCATAGGAGTTGGGGCGAGCGCAAAAGTTTTGTCAAACGACACCTCCTTCTTTGCTCGCCCTCATCGTACCAGAGTCCGACGGAGACAACGCACCAGCTTTCGGGGCACCATCGCGACTGTAGATGTATGACCGCGCCAAAGCCGAGCGCCCGGTGCGCTTCTACGAGCGTCTGCTTAGGCTCACTGCGGGGCGGTTCCTCGGCAAGCCGTTCCAGCTCGCTGCCTGGCAGGCGTTCGCGATCACGCAGATCTTCGGCCACGTCGACTCCAACGGTGAGCGGCTCGTCTCTGAAGCCTTCATCCAGATCGCGAAGAAGAACGGCAAGTCCGAGTGGGCGGCCGGACTCGCGCTCTATCTGTTGTTGGCCGACAACGAGCCGGCGGCCGAGATCTACGGCGCCGCCGCATCCCGCGCCCAAGCGGGGCTCGTGTTCAACGTGGCGGCCAAGATGGTGGGCCAGTCGCGCGAGCTACATGACCGGTTGAAGGTGTTCCGGCGCTCGCAGCGCATCGTGAAGCGGGCCGATCCTTGGAGTTTCTACCAGGTGATCTCGGCCGACGCCAACACCGGCGACGGCGTCAACCCGCACGCCTGCATCTTCGACGAGATCCACCGGCAGCGACATACGGAGCTGTACAACGTCCTCAAGTTCGGCATGTCGGCGCGATCGCAGGGCCTCATGCTCGGGATCACGACCGCCGGCGCACAGGACGCCTCGCCCCTCGCTCGTGGGCTCTACGAGAAGGCGCGGCGCGTGCAGCGCGGTGAGCTGAAGGACCCGAGCTTCTTCGGGCTGGTCTTCGAGGGCGATCAGAAGCGATGGCAGAACCGTGGCAAGCCCGGTACCGCTCAGAGCCGCGAGGCGATCCTGTCGGGCAAGGCCAAGAGTCCGTGGAAGCGAAAGCCGACCGGCTGGTACGCAGCCAACCCCTCGCTTGAAGGCAACCCCGGGGGCTTCCTCCGCCTCGCAGATCTCGAATCGGACTGCCGAGACGCCGAGCAGAGTCCGGCCCAGCTGAACGACTTCCTCCGTCTTCGGCTCGACCTGTGGACCGAGTCGGTCGTGCGCTGGATCCCGCAAGAGAAGTGGGACAGCTGCAAAGGCGACGTCTATGAAGCCGACTACTACGGCGGCCGCCGTTGCTTCATCGGCGGCGATCTGTCGAGTACTCGCGACGTCACCGCGATCGTTTACCTGATCGAAGACGGCGCCGGGTGGACTCTGCTCCCCAAGCTCTACCTGCCGGAAGTCGGCGTCGAGCTGCGTTCGCGGGCCGACGGCGTGCCCTATGCGCACTGGGCCGCACAGGGCTATCTCACCCTAACTCCGGGCCCCACGATCAACTACGACTACATCCTCCGCGACGTGCTGGAACTCTCAAAGATTTTCTCCGTCGATTCGGTTACGTTCGACAGATGGAACGCCCAAGGGCTGGCGCAGGACCTCGACGACGAGGGCTTTACGGTCCGGCTGATCTCCCAAGGGTTCGGGGACATGTCGCCGGCGGCGAAGGAGTTCGAGCGGTTGGTCTATGCGGGCGAGCTGATCCACGGAGGGAATCCGTTGCTCGACTGGATGGTCAGCTGCACTGAGGTCGCGACGAACACGACCGGCGAGATCCGGCCGAAGAAGCCGGACCGGCAGACGTCGACGAAGCGGATCGACGGAGTGGTCGCGGCGATCAACGCGGTGACGGGACTGATGCGGGACGAAGGAGACGGCGGGATTGGCATCACGGTTCTCAGTGCTTAGGCAGAGCCAGTTGCGGCACGTCGCCGCGATTGCCTTGGCGTTCCTGCCGGACGTCTTGTTGCTGCTCGGGCTTGGAGGGCTGTTCGTCGGTCTGGAGCGGATCCATCACGGTCTCGGCTGGGCCGTCAATGGAGCGTTGCTGGTCGGGATCGGCCTGCTCAAGGGGAGGGCCGTCTAGATGTTCCTCGCCGACGCCCTCAGTCCTCGACAGCTTCGCTCGAACCTGGAGAACCCGAGCGTCCCGCTGATCGAAGCCTTCACCGGGGGCATGTCGACCTATACTGGCCGGTTCGTCTCCGAGCAAACGTTGACGCAGCTGTCGGTCGTCTTCGGGATCTTGAAGATTTACTCGGAAAGCTCCCGCCAGCTGCCGTTGAACCTCTACCGGATCGCAGCCGACGGCTCGCGCACGCTGTCGAACGACGACCCGCGGTCGCGGCTGCTCAACTTCGCGGTGAACCCGTTCATGAACGCCGACGTATTCCGTGGGCTGATCCTCTCGCACGTGTTGGGTTGGGGCAACTTCTACGCCGAGATCGAGTTCAACCAGGCGATGATCCCGACGGCGCTGTGGCCGCTTCCTCCGAGCCGAGTCCAGCGCAAGCTGGACCTCGCGCGCATGAGCGACCTGTACGAGTTCTACGCCGACGACGGGCAAACGATCACGATTCCGGCCGAGCGCATGCTACATGTCATCGGCCCAAGCTTCGACGGTTATCACGGGGTCTCGCCGCTGCGACACTTCAAGCAGACCGGCGCCCTCGGCCTAGCACTCGAGGAATACACGGCTCGGTTCGCCGGAAACGATATGCAACCGACCGGCGTGCTCTTGGCTCCGGGGGCCATGTCCAGCGAGAAGCGGACCAGCTTGCTCGAAGGCTGGCGGGAAGGCTTCTCGGGCATGGAGAACAAGCATAAGATCGCTGTGCTCTCCGGCGGAGTCGAGTACAAGCAGATCACGATCGACCCGGCCAGCTCGCAGCTGCTCGAAACTCGCAAGTTTACGAACGAGGAGTTCTGCCGGCTGTACCGCTGCCCGCCGCACATGCTGGCGATCCTCGATCAGGCGAGCTTCAACAACGTCGAGATCCTCGACATCGGCTTCGTGAAGCACTCGCTGCGGCCGTTGCTGAAGGCGATCGAGTGCGCGCTGATCGTGAGCCTGTTCACACCGGGTGACTGGATGCGCTGGCGGTTTGAGCACGACGTCTCCGACTTGCTGCAAGGCGATCCGGAGAAGCAGGCGAAGGTCGACGAACTGCACGTCCGCATCGGAGCGAAGAACTCGAACGAGATTCGCCGACGGCTGGGCCTCAACCCGCGAGCGGACGGTCTCGGCGACCGCTACATGCAGTCGGTGCAGTTCATGGTCGCCGGCGCGGACGAACCGGAAGAGGATCCGGACGCCGAGCCCGAACCGGAAGCCGACGACGGCGCCGACGAGCGCAGCGTGCAAGCCGCTCGCTCGCGACTGCGGATCCAGAAGTCGACCGCGCTGCGGGGACTGGTCGAGGCGGCGATCTCGCGGGTCGTCGCGATGGAAGAGCGCGAGGTCCGAGCGGCGACGAAGAAGAACCGAGATCTCGGCCAGGCGCTGCGCGGTCGCACGGCCGACATGACCCGGCAGATGGCGCCCGCCTTGGAGGCCACGCGCGAGCAGCTCGTCGAGGCCATCCGCGCCGAACTCGGGATCGACGATGAGACGCCGACTCCGGAGACCAAGAGCGGCGGCCTACGTTCCGCCACCTGGTGGGCGAACCGGCACGTCGCCGAGACGCTGCGAGTACTCGAGGAGTCCGATTCGATCGAAGACCAGCTCGAGGAGTTCCGCTCCAGCCGCGCTGCGGCCGAGGCCGCTTCGGAGCATCGAAGGTTCTGCTCGGCCGTCGCGGCCGATCTGTTCGCCGCCTTTGGAGTGCGCAAGCTCCGTTGGGTCGTCGTCGGCCGTTGCAAGAGTTGCGGCGATCGCGAGAACCAGACGGTCCAGGTTGGCCAACGCTTCGCCGGTGCGAAGAAGCATCCGCCGTTCGACCAGGACTGCGACTGCATGCTGTTTCCGGCCTGAGGGGAGGTTTTCTGATGGATCTAGCCAACGTGAACTACGAACGCCGCTCGACGCCGATCTCCGCGCTCGAACTCCGTGACGACGGCGACAAGACCGTGATCGAGGGCCTGGTCGTCCCGTTCGGACAACGGTCCGAAGACATGGGCTTCTTCACCGAGGAGTTCCGGGGGATCACTCCGGATCCCGAGAACGTCTTCGCGTTGTGGGCCCACGATGTACGGGATCCGCTCGGATCGACTCGCGAGGGCGCGCTCTCGTTGAAGGTTGAGACGCGGGGCCTCGTGATGCGGCTCGAGAAGCCGGTGATCAGCGCGGAGCGGATGGAGATGCTCCGGCGCGGGATCTTGCCGAACGCCTCGTTCGGGTTCGTCGACGCCACGGCCGAATGGGTCGAGGAAGAAGGGAAGGAACACCGGGTCATCCACGACGCGAAGCTGATCGAGGTCTCGGTCGGCGTGGCCTTCCCGGCCTACAAACAGACCGACATCAAGGCCGCCCAGCGCTCGCTTGAGGCCGCACGCGAGGAGCGCTGGAGAGTCGACCA